AGATACACTGAGGCAGTTTAGGAGAAAGCTAGAGGAAGCGCGGAGGAAGGACAGAGACTATAGACGACAGCAGCGTATCTTTGCCTGGAGGAGAAGAATGCAAGAAGATGCGGCAGGGAATAAAATCTCTGAAGTAAGAGGTATTCGTGCAGGCTGTAAAGTAATGAAGACTCGTTATGCAAAACCTTTCGAGGGTGTGCAAGTGAAGATTCCTTATGAGACAGGTATGAATCCTTATTCAGGTCTTGTTGACTTGTTTGAGAAATCAGGCTTGTTAACTAAGCAAGGCAATCGATTGAAGTACATCACTCAATCAGGTGAAGAAGTTCTCAAGTTTAGAAAGCCTTGGGAAGCAAACGAAGATGGTTGTTTAGATAGACTCATGTCCGAATACTCTGAAGTTAAAGATGCGTTAGATGTTGTAAATAACGAAGATGCATTGGAAAACGAAGAGGTAAACGTAGAATGAATCTAAATGACTTATCAAGTGTTTGGGTATTAATTAAACCCAGTATTGAAGATGGTGACCCTAGGGAAGCCGCCGATCTATTAGTAAATCATTTGATCGATGATGGTATGACTGCAACAGAAATCAAAAAAGCATTTGGCAAAGATGAAGAAATTATCGAAGCCTTATCGTACTTTTCTGATGAAGATGTAAATGACCTTGACGATCCTGATGATGCTGAAGAAGAGGATCACTGGGATTAATATGACTGTAATGAAGCCAATGGCGTCTGACTATACTGATTTAAAGAAGTATATTAAATCTATGCAAGAATACTATTCATCAAGGGGAAAGTCACCTTATAAAGTGGCACCTCATGTGTATAAAGAAGCAGGGATTTATTCTATACAAGACTTACTGGAACATAGGATTAATAATCCTTGGAGTAGAGTTGATCTATGAATTGGTACACTCGCATTAGCCATGACTTATCAGTAATACCTGATTTTATTGCTCATTATGAAACTGAGTTGATAGCATCTAAGGTAGATGTTAGAGTGCAAGGATTAGTTGAAAGACAAATTACAGCACTGCCCGGAGTAACTGAACATCGTTTCAATCAATTACAAGAGATTGAAGCGGTGCTCAACCTTCTTAACATCAAATTACGTAAGATACGTAGAACACACTTTCAGAAGTATTTGGAGAAGTATCAACGAGCATTGACCTCACGTGATGCTGAGAAGTATGTGGATGGTGAAGATGAAGTCATAGACTTTGAGTATCTGATCAATGAAGTAGCCCTGCTTAGAAACAAGTATCTGGGCATTATGAAAGGATTAGATGCAAAACAGTGGCAAATGGGACATGTTGTACGTCTCAGAACTGCTGGAATGGAAGATATTACAGTAGATTAGACGTAACTCATTGATTTATTAGGCAATTTAATTGCAAAATAATGAAAATAATCCTTGACATTTAGGGTGAAAGGTCTTATAATATACGGTATGTTAAGTAAAAAAGCAGACAAAATAATTATAAAAAAGTTTGCAAAAAGGCTTGACTTTGGTACCGAAAGGTAGTATAATATAATCTTACACACTGACACTGAGGTAATTAAAATATGTCTAATAAAATCACTATAAAGTACGGCGAGTACAAAAATGCACCAATCATCAACCAAGAATTCACATTAGTGAAAGGCTTTCAAAGAGGTAAAAGTAGCAACTTTGTTACTGTTCTCAATGAAGGGCAAAGCAAACTTGGTATTAAAACTTTTCGAGTAAAGGTGAACAACATCAAAGATATCGAATGGGGTTCATCGAACCCAATAATGGGCGGTCTTGAGCCGACTACTCTTAAGAAAGAAGTTGTAGAGACTGACGTAGAAGCAATGGACAGAATCAAAACTAGATTCGACATCTTAGATGATATGTCTAAGGCTACTATCGCAGGCGATATTAGAGCAATGATTGTTTCAGGTCCTCCGGGAGTTGGTAAATCATACGGCGTTGAGCAACAAATGGAGAAGGCTTCATTGTTCGATCAACTGACTAACAGCAGAACTCGTTATGAGGTTGTTAAAGGCGCAATGACTGCATTAGGACTTTATGCAGTTCTTTACAAGTACTCAGATGCTAAGAACGTTTTAGTATTTGACGATTGTGACTCTGTATTTGCTGATGATCTTGCTCTTAACATTCTTAAGGCGGCACTTGATTCAGGTAAGTCTAGGAAGATTTGTTGGAACTCAGACTCAAGTCTGTTAAACAGAGAAGGCATTCCAAACTCATTTGAGTTCAAAGGTAGTGCAATCTTCATTACTAACTTGAAGTTTGATAACATCAAGTCTAAGAAGTTACAGGATCACTTAGAAGCATTACAATCACGTTGTCACTTCTTGGATCTTACTATCGACAATGCCCGTGACAAAATGTTACGAATCAAGCAAGTTGATAGAGACTGCACTGATGGATTGTTTGCTGACTACAAGTTTAAGAACGGCGAATCAGAAATGATCTTTGACTTCATGGAAGAAAACGCAGAAAAGTTAAGAGAAATCTCAATGAGAATGGCTCTTAAGATTGCTGACTTGTTCAAAATCCAGAAAAATGACAACTGGAAAATGTTAGCAGAATCAACTTGTATGCGTAGAGTTTAAACTCTGTGTCAGGAGTTGGGGGCGGTCTTCGGATCGTCCCTTTTTTTATTACCAAAAGAATTGTTTGCGAGGACACAATAAAGTATAATTAACTATGAGTTTTGAAAGTATAGATTTTAAATGTAAAGAACATGTTATTTGGTATTTCTTAAAAGCCAGTGACCCGCTACGTAAAATTAATCTCTCTCATTATGATTTTCAATTCATGTCAAACATGCAATCATTGACACATGAGAAAAAAGAAATCACATCGAATCAGGCTGCCTTGTTTGATAAACTTATCAGTAAGTATAGAAAGCAATTAGCCTCTCATGGCATAATAAACTTAGAAGAACTTAAAGAATTGCCTTGGCAGTCTACAGTTGTTCCGAGTCTCCCTAAGTACACTAATGCGAATGTTGATTTTGATTCAAAAGAAAATCTACTTACTATTAGAGTGCCATTTAAAAAAGATTTCATTAATAAGTTTAGAACTACACTCGCAAATCCTTGGCAATGGAATGGAGAAAAGAAACGTTATGAATGTCCTCCCTCGTCCATTGCTTTACGTGTAGCATATACTAGACTGCCTACCTTTTTTACAACTGTATACCACAACGAAATAAATACTATCATCACTCAGTTAGAAAAAGAAAAAGCAACCAAGAAACATTGGAATCCTACGTTAGTTCTATCAAACGGCAAATACGAAGTTACATCATCAAATGAAATTTTAGATAATCTGTTGTCTGATACTACATTAGATAACTCTCCAAAATGTTTATACAAAATGTCTACGTTAGGTATTAATGTAGATGAAGAAATTATAGGAGATGATGCTAAGTTAAAATTTGCATCATCACAAACAGTAGAAGTAGATGTCGATGATGACCTTACTACAGTCTTAGAATGGATCACTGAATTAGAGTGCAACACTATCTATTGCGGAGGCTTAAGTTTTTCTACTAATACTTACAACTCGCCAATCAAATATGCTAACGATGTTATCACTGCATTGCAAGAGAAAAACTTCAATACAGTTTTCGTTAGAAACAAAATCGAAGCATCAGAAGTTCCAACTTCTGACAAAAGTTTACCGATGTATCTACAGATACATTCTTCTGACATAGACCATGATCAGTTCCACAGCAATCTTGCGATGGGTAAAATACTAATAATAAAAAATAAACGACCATTGGAGGTTAAGTAAGAAATGAAAGTTAGATCGATGAACAAACTAGCAATGAGTATTTGCTTAGTGTTAGGTGTTGCGACTGTTGAAGCACAAGAAGTAGAAGAAGTTGTAGTTGTAGGAACTACTGTATATGAATCAGAATCTAATCCTAGTACTGACGTGCTATTATTAGAATCACTTATTCCAGAAGCAACACAAGCAGGCGGCTATGGTGGATTTTCTGGTTACACTGAAAGAGGAACACAAACAATACACACTAGTGTATTCAGAAATGGCGTACCTGCTAATGATGCTGGTAGTGGTTGGTATGATTTTGGACATGATTATGCAACAGGCAGTGAGACAATTAAAGTTGTCAATGGAGTCAACAGTGTACTTTATGGTTCAGGAAGTTTAGGTGGCACAGTCTTTATTAAAGACGATTTATCTAAAGACGTTTCTGTGGTAAGACTAGGTGATAAACATCAGTTTATGTCACACACTGCTAAGGGTTTTAATTTGTCCTACTTTAATGTAGACAATGGTAGTGTCAGAAGTGACAATGATGAAAGTGACAATTATTTAAACATGACTGCTAAAGGTCAATTTGATACAGGTGAGTTCACTACAAATGTGTCAGCAACCTCGTATGATTATGATTACGACAATTGTTATACAGCAAGTTTCTCACAGTCAAATGATTGTTCTCAGTTAGGCACTAAAGGAAGTTTATCAGTAAGAAATGATAACTATACATTTGGTTATTCATTCAATGATGCAAAGTATAAAACAGAAGGTGTAGAGACTTACTCATCTGATGCTGAAAGAGCATACGTTGATACAAGACACACTATTGGTAATCATCTCTATGGTGGAACGGTTGAATATGAAAAGTATGAAGATATGTCACAGAACAATATCTCTGCTTATGCTTTATTTAACTTCACTAATACTAATATAGGTATTCGTATAACAGAAGATACTACAGTAGGTAGAATTGGTTATGAATCAGGAGACTTCTTTATTAGTGCTGGTACATCTTATCGTAATCCAACTCTTTATGAGTTAAATGGTGATGCATGGACTGCGCCAAACTTTAATTTAGATCCTGAGGAAGCATTAGGGTATGAATTAGGTTATGGTAATCTAACTTATTTCAATTATCATTTCTCTGAAGGCATTGATTATAGTTTTGCCTCTTCTCAGTTTGTTAATACTGGTTCATATGATACACAAGGTGTAAGATATAACAACTCAATGACGTTTGATTACTTAGATACATTCATAGGCTACGAGTTAGGCTACACTGATTCAGATCAACCAAGAGTTGCGAAGTACAAAGCAATTGTCAACAGCATACATCAAGCAGATAATTATACATTGTCATTTACATATACAGGACTGTTCGACAGAAAGCCTGGACCGTATGATGGAATAGCAATGTTAGATAATGTAAGTTCACTTGATTATAAGATCGAATCAGAAATTGCACCTAACTACTTGCTATCTGCTACAATAAGAGATATACTAGATAAAACTTATGAATACTTGCCAGGATATAATTCGGGCGGTGTTGAAATTTTAATTACACTACAATATAGGCCATAATAGAATGCCAGGAACTGCAATACTACAAATTAAAGATGAAGTCAATCTAAAGATTGCTGGTCTTGAATTAGATGCTCGTAGAGCATTAATGCAAAAGTTTGAGTATGAGGTTCCTGGCGCACGTTATATGCCTAGTGTAAAGTTAGGCAGATGGAACGGCAAGGTTAGTTATTGTAGTCTTGCTGGTTCCACATTTATTAATCTTCTACCAGAAATTGTTCCTATCTTAGAACAACTTAACTATGATATTGAACTAGAAGATTTAAGAGAATACCAAACACAATTTAATTTTACAGAGATTCAGAAAGATACATTCAAAGATGTTCTCTGGCCTAAAGGACATGTCTGTGAGGGGCAGTCAGTCGAACTGAGAGACTATCAAGTAGAAGTTATTAATCAGTTCTTAGCAAACCCTCAATCAATACAAGAAGTCGCTACAGGCGCAGGTAAAACGATTATGACAGCCGCTCTGAGTAAGAGTGTAGAAGAATATGGACGTAGTATCGTAATCGTACCAAACAAAAGTTTAGTATCACAAACAGAAGAAGACTATATCAACATGGGCTTAGATGTAGGAGTATATTTCGGTGATAGAAAAGAATACTTCAAACAACACACTATTTGTACTTGGCAATCTCTGAACATTCTATTAAAGAATACTAAAAGAGGTGAAGCAGTATGCACTATAGATGAATTTATCGAAGATGTAATTTGTGTCATGGTTGATGAAGTACACATGGCTAAAGCAGATGCATTGAAGCAACTGCTAACAATGGTAATGCCTCATGTACCTATTCGTTGGGGACTAACAGGTACTATACCAAAAGCACTTTATGAAAAGACTGCATTAGAAGTAAGTTTAGGTCCAGTTATTAATAAACTGTCTGCAAAAGAATT